CGATACACTCATGACACAATTGCTTTAGCATTTGCAATCACTGAAGAAGCTATCGAAGATAATCTCTACGATAGACTAGCTTCTAGATACACAAAAGCATTAGCAAGATCTATGTCAAACGCAAAAGAAGTTAAAGGCGCATTACCTTTGAACAACGGTCTACCTTCGGTAGCTACGTTCAAATCTGGTGATGCAGTAGCATTATTCAGTACAGCACATACGTGCTCAACTGGACCAAATGTTGCAAACACTTTATCGACTCAAGCGGACCTTAACGAAACATCATTGGAGCAGTCTTTAATAGACATCGCTGCAATGACGGACGAAAGAGGTTTAAGAATTGCAGCTAAAGGAGTTAAAATGATAATTCCTTCTGCAAATCAGTTCAATGCTGAGAGATTGATGAAATCTCAAGGTAGAACTCAGACAGCTGATAATGACATCAATGCAATCAATAGCATGGGAATGATCCCACAAGGTTATAGAGTTAATAACTTTTTAACTGATAGTGATTCATGGTACATCATTACAGACGTTCCAAACGGTATGAAAATGTTTTCAAGAACTCCATTGAGTACATCAATGGAAGGAGACTTTGATACTGGTAACGTTAGATACAAAGCTAGAGAAAGATACAGTTTCGGCTGTTCTGACTATAGAGGTATCTTCGGCGTAGAGGGTGCGTAATCCAAAATAAATTTGTGGCGGAACATAGTTCCGCCACATTTTGCATATAAGGTAAGAAATGCTTAAAAAATTCCTAGTACAGATATGGGCTTACGATTATCACGCTAAATTTGAAGTTTTAGCGGAGGATAATAGTAAATCTATTGAACAATCTATCCTTGACAAATTAGGAGAAAAGAGTATAAAGTGGGAATCAACGGGAATGTATAGAAATACCCGTAGAATAACCTATGAGGAGGTTATAAATGACCGAAGACCTGTACAAACAAAAACGGTCCTTGGAGTTAGGGTGGCAGTATGAGTATAATCAACACGGAAAATATACTCTTAATATGGTCGACATCGATGAGAAAATTAGAAGTATCATCACTCAGATCAAAGCTGAAGAATTTAAAGTTGCTGATAGAGAAAACAAAATCAGTGAGTCAGCTGCCCAAGTTTCTGTGGCAACTTAGATAAACGCCACATCGCTGAAAACGTACTTTTATGCAGGGATCCCTTGCACTCTACTCAAAACTATCATATAAATAAATCACTATACAAATTTTAATAAAACTTAAATGTAGACGCGTATAGTCGACATCCCCTAGGGACTACATTTAAATATTCTAGGAGGAATATTATGGCAAACACAACATTTAAAGGAACGGTAAGAGCAGAATCTGGTATTAAAGTTACCACACAAGCAGCTTCAACTGGTGTCTACACTGATGATTTTTCAGTTAGCTCAGCAGGAGTTTTAACAAGAAGACAACCAGAAATTCTGGTAGATTGGGATTACATTTCATGTCCAACTCCAATTGTTTCAACACTTACAGGAGCAGGCGGAGCTGATGGCGTATTAGCAGCTGGTGAATTGTTCAGTATGCTTTGGCCAAATACAACTGGTCAAGTGTGTCCAGCACAATGTAGTGTTGTAGGTGCACATACAGTCGCTGCAAGTGGTTTTTTTGTAGAAGGTACAATTCCAGCAACAGATACAAACGCTACAGTAGCAGGTTTAAACCTTCAAGGTGATGCTGCATCTGCAGACAACACAGGTCTTGAAATTGTATTCGGTGGTACACAATTCGGTGGATATGGTGCATGTACAATTGGTACTCATGCACTGACTTTTGATACAACATTTTACAGTGAAGACTGGACAGATCAAGATGCAGTTACAATTGGGTTTAGAAAAGTAGAAGAATTTGAAACAGGTCATGGTGCTATATTAGCAGCAGCTTCAGGTGACGCTCTTTATACTGACTTTGTAGCATTTGGTGTTCAATCAGCAGATGATGTTCAAATTACAAGTAGACTTAATGATGGTTCAACTTCATATACTGATTCAACTGATGCAACAGCAGCAAATAACAATCACAGATTTAAAATTGCTGTGACTTCAGGAGGTGTGGTAACATATTCTCATATTGGCGCTGCAGTTATGGATGCGGGTACATTAGCTGCTCCATCAACAACAGAAGCATTTACGTTTGATGATGGTGATACAGTAGTACCTTACCTTATCATTCAAAGTACAAGTGCAAATTCTGCAATACACTTGAAAAGTATTAAAATAACTCGTGCACCAGGATCTAAGTTTACAGATTAATAAATAACAATTAAGTGGGGCTTCGGTCCCACTTAATACAATTAGGAGAAAACTTATGGCAACAGATCTAAAATCATCTGCAGTAATTACAACTACGGCACTCGACGCTGATGGTTTATCGACTGCAGCAGCAGTTGGAAATAATGCAGCACTTACTTTAGGTGGAGCATTAACTTCTGGAGGCGCTTACACAGCAGATACTGGCACAGCTAGACAAATTACACTTTTAAGTGCAGGTGACGATTCAGGCATTGAATTTACAGTTGTAGGAACGGATGTTAATGGAGATGCTTTATCAGAAACTGTTACTGGAGCAGATACTGGCACAGCAACAAGTACAGGCTATTTTGCAACAATATCGTCAATAACAGCGGTTGGAAATCCAGCAGGAAACATGTCCGCAGGAATTAATTCTGAAGTAGCAGGAGTTATTTTTGAAGGTCGTACACGAGTTAAAAATTTAAATTGGACTGGTGGCGGCGCTATTGGATCAATTTACATAAGAAATAGTGGAACAGCAGGAACAAGTTTAATAGCAGTTCGTTCTAATGCTACTTTAGGCATTAATGATGATCTTTCTTTAGACCCAGATGGAGTTCTTTTTGATTCTGGAGCTTATATTACTTATGCAGAAACTCAGTGTAATAGTGTAACAGCGTTTTACGGATAAGCTAAATGGCTTATTCAGGCACTCAAACATTTAACCTCTCAATAGATGAAATCATAGAGGAAGCACTAGAGCGTTGCCAACTGGAAGCGCGAAGTGGCTATGATCTAAAGACAGCAAAAAGATCCTTAAACCTTATGTTTGCGGAATGGGCGAACCGTGGATTGAATCTATGGACCATTGCCTATGCTACGCAGACATTGACAGCTGGAACAAATTTCTATGGGGTTGATCAAAAGGTCGTGGACATTTTGGACGCGACAATCACAACAACAACTGATGCAACTGCAAACTTGGAAGGTGACAGCAGCACTACTGATGTTTCCGTTGCAAGAATTTCACGCGAAGAATTCATGAATCTTACCAGAAAGGAGAAATCATCAACTGGGGATGCAAGACCTACACAGTGGTCCCTAATTCCTGGAACGGTTACAACTGGAGGATCTTCCTCTAGTGGACGACCACAGTATGACATGACCCTTTTCCTATATCCAAGCCCGAATAAGGCTTACATATTTAAATATTTTTATATTGGAAGAATACAGGACGCCGGTGATTATGTTAATAATGCCGATGTCCCTTTCTATTTTCTTCCCTGTTTGACTGCAGGGTTAGCTTACTATATAAGCTTAAAGAGGGCACCAATGTTAAGTGCAAACTTAAAAGCGGTGTATGATGAGGAATTTAAACGTGCTGCTGAAAATGACCGTGAACGAACGTCGTTCAGGGTTGAACCGGCACAAGCATACATACCATAGGAGGTAATATGGTTAAATGTGAAAAATGTGGTCGTGATTGCGATTGTGGAGACAATTGTGAATGTCAAGACTGCGAATGTAAAAAGGAGGAATAATGAGTAATCCAAACTGGAATAAAGATACTAATACCGGAAGAAGTTCTAAAGGTGGAGTAAAAGGAAACTGGAGTGATAGAGGAACTAATTCTGTCCCTGAAGCTAAGGCTAAGGAAAAAGCAAAATCTGTTTCACTAGCAAAAGGAACTGTTTCTGGAACTGTTCAAGGAATGGGTCACGCTACTCAAGGTGGAAAGTATCATTGGGCCGGATCTAAAGATTCTAAGTGGTAGGATAAATGGCGTACGCTAGAGGAAGATACGCTAAGTTTATTTCTGACCGTAGCGGAATGGAATTTCCATATAGGGAAATGGTGAAGGAATGGAATGGCGCACGCGTTCATAGAAGTGAATTTGAACCAAAGACAGCACAGGATCATCCCCGTAAACATTCTGCTGATAAGGAAGCATTACAATACGCTAGACCAGATAGGGATGAAAGTGAAGTGGAACATAAACTTACTTTAAATCCTTTCAGGTTTACGGCAAGTAGCGCAACAATATCAGTTTTTGAACCTAGCCACGGACGGTCGAGCAGTGATACTGTAAGGTTCAGGGATGTTAGTGGTCATATATTTGGAGCTGATATAGATGAATTGGAAGATTCTGACGGATACAGCATTACAAAAACAGATGATGATTTTTATACCTTTGCAGTTTCAACAGCTGCAGGAACAACTGGAAATGGCGGGGGTGGATATGTTTCTGCTGGACCGGCAACATTGAGTGCATAATGACAACATACGCGGAATTAACAACACAGATTTTAGGTTACACGGAAACGCGCACGGACGTGCTGACGTCCACGATAACGGACGACTTTATTGAACATACTGAGAACAGAATATTAAGGGAAGCTGATTTGGATGCTTTCAAATCGCATCAATATGCAGCTGTAACGGCTGATAATGCTTTTTTATCCTTGCCGGGTGGATCATCACCTGATCCAACTTCACTTGCTACAATCAGGACAGTTCATATTTATCCCGCTTCGGGAACGGCAACAAGAGATTTCTTAGAACAACGTGATATTAGTTTCATGAATGAATATTGGCCAGTTAGAACTTCTACAGGAACACCAAAATACTGGGCCTGGTGGGATGAAAACTCAATTTATCTTGCGCCAACGCCGGATGCAGCGTATAACGTAGAAGTAGGAATTACTAGACTACCAACAAGACTGTCCAGTTCCAACACAACCTCATGGTTGGGAAACAATGCCCCATCGGCATTGCTTTACGGAAGTCTTGCAGAAGCCTTCAAATTCTTGAAGGGACCAGCGGAAATGCTGCAACTATACGAACAATCATATCAACGTGCCATTCAGGAGTTGATGATCGAACAACAGGGAAGGCACCGAAGAGATGAGTATATGCATGGTGAATTAAAGGTACCAGGCATGCAAACACAACAGAAATCCATAGGAGGATAAGACATGGCAATAACTCAAGCTGTCTGTACAAGCTTTAAACAGGAAATTCTTGTTGAAACGCATGACTTTACAGCCACAACAGGGGATACGTTTAAACTTGCATTGTATACAAGTTCAGCTACTTTAAGTGCTTCCACATCCGCTTATTCCGCTACAAATGAAGTTTCTGATTCAGGAACCTATGCGGCTGGAGGAGGATCATTGACAAATGTGACTCCAACAACAAGTGGAACGACTGCTCTTACTGACTTTGCTGATATATCTTTTACATCAGCAACAATCACGGCAAGAGGCGCACTAATTTATAACAGTAGTGAATCTAACAAGGCAGTATGCGTATTGGACTTTGGTGGCGACAAGACATCAACAAGTGGAACATTTACAATTCAATTCCCGGCCGCAGATGCGAGTAACGCTATTCTACGACTGGCATAGGAGATAATACATGGCTCTCGTATTAGACGACAGAGTAAAGGAAACATCGACGACAACAGGAACAGGCACGCTTAATCTGAGCGGAGCCGTTTCGGGATTCCAGACATTCGATGCTGGCATTGGTGATGGCAACACGACATATTATGCCATTGTTAACCGTGACGAGGCGGAATGGGAGACCGGTCTTGGAACCATAACCGATGCGTCTACGGATACATTGGCAAGAACAACAGTTATTTCAAGTTCAAATAGCGATTCCGCTACTAATTTCAGTGCAGGAACAAAAGATGTATTTTGTACCTTGCCAGCAAGCAAAGTCGCTAATCTTGACACAAATGATAATTTAACAATTGGCTCAGGATCCGCGGGCGTTGACTATACATTAACGTTTGACGGTGCGGATTCCGATGGTGTCCTCACATGGATGGAAGATGAGGATTTATTTAAATTCACTGATACTATAAATGTTGGTGTTGATGATGCAGGACATGACGTTAAGTTTTTTGGTAATACAGCTAGTAGATATTGGCTGTGGGATACATCAGCAGATGGGGTTGT